TGGAGGATACCATGGCGGAAAAGGTGCAGGAGATCATGGATAAATAACCTGCGCAGGGTGTCCACAGTGGACACCCTGCTTTTTTGTATGAAAGGAGAAAACACATGGTAACTACTGGTTTTTCCAACGTGCATATCGCCACATACGCTTCTGATAGCGGCGTTGTTTCCTACAGCGGCGTGCGCAAGCTGGGGCGCTCTGTGAGCATGAGCACCGATATTTCCACCAGTGACGACAACAAGTTTTACGCCGATGACCGGCTGGCAGAGACCGAGACCGGCTCTGCCTTTACCGATGGCAGCGGCACCTGCACCGTGGACGGCTTGACCGCAGAGGAAGAGGCCTTCATCATGGGCCTGAAGGCTGGCAACTCCGTGACGCCGGACGAGGGCACCGCGGTGGAGACCTACGAGTACGGCGCATCCATGGATCCGCCGTATCTGGGGCTGGGTGCAATCAAGAAGGTGCAGAAGGACGGCAAGAGCATGTGGAAGGCAATCGTCCTGTGCAAGATCCGCTTCAAGGTGCCCAAGGACGATGCTGAGACGCAGGGCGAGCAGATCGACTGGCAGACCCAGGATCTGGATTTTTCCATCATGCGTGACGACAGCGCCATGAACCGGTGGAAGATCATCCCCAAGAAAGAGTTTGACACCGAGGCAGCAGCGGTTGCGTTCATCAAGAAGGCACTGGGAGGTGCAGCATGATCGAGGACAAGTACATCGTATTTGCACACGTCAAGGACGATGAGTACCCCATGTGCATGACCATCAAGGCGCTTTCCGTGCTGGAGGGCGCATACGGCTCGGTGGACAATATTTTTGGCGTTGCCAAGGAAGCCGCCAAAACCGGCCGCGTTGCCGACCTTGCAAAGGCGGCGCTGACCATTGCACCCGTGCTTGCGGATGCTGGCCGGGACTATGTGCGGGAGATGGCGGCAACATCCAACGACAAGAAATTTCAGGACATGGCGCAGAGCCTGCCGGACTTCCCTGCTGCTGCGGAGCTTGAAAAGAGCATGACTTGGGCAGAGTGTCGCGCACTGTGGAACGACTGCGTTACCGCAATTGCGCGCGGCTCTGGCCGCGAGGTGGAGGCTGAACCGGACAAAAGCGCAAAAAACGCGGAAAGCGCCATGTGATACAGCTTAACGGAGCATGGTTCTTGTTTTACGGCCGCAAACTGGGCATGAATGAGCATCAGGTGCATTCATGCCCAGTGGGCCGTATGCTGGATTATATGGCGTGTATGCAGATAGAAAACGGCGCAAACCAGAAACTCTACGCCACCGTAGACGATCTGGAAAAAATACGGTAAGGAGGTGAACGCATGGCAAAAACGGACATTGGCCCCAAAATAAGCGTTGAGGGCGAAAAAGAATACCGGCAGCAGATGCAAAACATCATTGCCCGGCAGAAAGAGTATGCCGCTGAGCTGAAGTCCACCACAGCATCTATGGACGAAAACACCTCCGCAGAACAGCGTGCATCCTCGGTGGCGGCGGTGCTGCGCAAGCAGATCGCCGCGCAGACGGACGCTCTGAACGCCCAAAAGGGTATGCTTCTGCAGGCCACTGAAAAATATGGCAGCGCCAGCACACGGGCAACGGCTTACCGGACTGCGGTGTATAAGACCAACGCAGAGCTGGAAAATTTAAAAAGCCGCCTGCGCGATGCCGAAAACGGCCTTGGGGAGTTTACGTCCAAAGCGGATGATGCAACGGAAAGCGTCCAGAATTTTGGAAATGCAAACCAAGCCGGGATTTTTGACGGTATCGCAAGTGCAGTTACAAAAGGAAATCTTGTTGCCACCGCGCTGGAAAAGGTAGGCTCTGCGGTTGTTGACGCCGGAAAAGCTGTGATCAGCACTGGCGTTGACTACAACTCCCAGATGGAGCAGTACACGGTTGCGTTTACAAATATGCTGGGCAGTGCAGACAAAGCGGAATCCGCGCTTGCACAGATAAAACAGGACGCTGCCAAAACTCCTTTTGACACCGCAGGGCTTGTAAAGGCAAACCAGTACCTTATTTCCACCGGCGAGGATGCAAAATCTGCGCGTAATATAATCATGGCGCTGGGTGATGCCGTAAAGGCGACCGGCGGCGGCAATGACGAATTAAGCCGCATGGCGCAAAACCTGCAGCAGATCAAAAACGCGGGCAAGGCGACCAGTGCCGATATCAAGCAGTTTGCCTATGCCGGCATTGATGTGTATGGCATCCTTGCCGATTATACCGGAAAGTCCACGGCAGATGTGCAAAAGATGTCGATCAGCTACGACCTGCTGACCAACGCACTTTTATCGGCGTCTGAAGAGAGCGGGCGGTATTTCGGTGCTATGGAGACCCAAAGCCAGACACTGGACGGCCGGATTTCCACCCTGAAAGATAACGCCACCCAGCTTGCCGGTGCACTGACGGAAGGGATTGCTTCTACCAAGGGAGAAGTTGTCAACGTTGCCACCGGCTGGGTGCAGGAGCTGACAAATTCTTTGCAGACCGGCGGCGTTGCAAGCATGGTGGAGACCGGCGGTGTGCTGGCGGGCGAAGCTATCGACAGCTTTACCGATTACGCCGTCAACAACATGGACGGCGTGCTGGATACCGGGCTTGATATTGCCCAAAATCTTGCGTCCGGCGTTGTGCAGAACGCCCCGAAGCTGCTGGAAAGCGCTGTGACCATCACCGGCAGCTTTATCGGCGGTGTGGCTGAAAAAGCCCCGGATATCCTTGCATCCGGTGCTGAACTGACTGGAGAAATGGTGTGCGGTGTGCTCAGCCTTGGGCAGGATATGTGGGATGCCTCAAAAACGCTTGCAGCCAAAGCGGCAAACGGCATCTTGACCACAAACTGGCTCGAAGTCGGCTGGAACATCTCCAGCGGTATCGTCAACGGTTTTATCAACGGCATGAAAACCGCGAATTTCAGCGGTATGGGCGGCGGTAAAACATCCGGTGGAGGCGCAGGCCGTCAAAAGAAGCAAAATGCAGAACCCGAAACCGTTGTGCCGCAGTATGATGGCTCTGGAAGCGGTGGCGGTAGCTCTGGCGGCAATTCCAGCAAAAAAAGTTCCACCAAAAAGGCGGCTCAGGACACCAAAAAGCTGGCGAAATCTGTTACAAACACCTCCAAGCAGCTGTTACAGGGCTCGGAAGACATCGTGGGTGCGATCAGCCGGACAGTGGAAACCGCAGACAACACCTACAACGTCTATGATGGCACGACCAAGAAGCTGAAGGGCACCACGACCGAAACTGTCCAGACCATCACGGACAGCTGGACGGAAATGGTGGACGGCGTTGAAACGCAGTTCAAGCGGGTGCAGACCCTGACCAACGGCGTTGTGACCTCTGAAAAGGTGACAAGCTCCCTCGCAGATGAGGTTGCCAAAAAATCCGTCCATACCCGCGCGGAGACCCTGACAGCGGCACAGGCAGAGATAGACGAAGCCATTGGCTACGTCAGCCGGACTGCCCAGACCTCCACCGAAACCAAGAAAGTGCTCAACGCAGAGACCGGCGAGCTGGAAGATACCGTTGTATCTGCCACAAAGGTGGTAACAGACTGCTATAAGCGCATTGTAGAGGGTCAGGAACAGACCGTAGAGCGCACCACCACCTATACCAACGGCATTGTAACAGACGTCAACGAGAAGGTTTCCGACCTGAACACGAGCATCAAGTACACCGAGGGCGTTCTGGGCGGCTTCTCCAAGTTTGTGCTGGATCTGGATACTAAGCTTGGCGGGCTGGAAAAGGTTGCAAGCAACCTGACAAAAAGCCCTCTGGGGCAGTGGTTCAGCGATCTGGCGCAGGGCTACCGCGCAAGTGATAGCTTCTGGGACAACATTGATGTTGTTGGCACGCTTGTTGGCGGACTGACTGGCGCTGCACAAGGATTTCAGTTGACCGGAAGCTGGGTGGGCGCACTTGCGGGCGGCGTTATTGGCATCGCGGGAAAGCTGCTCGGCACATCCATCAGCACCGAGGCCGGAAGCTGGGGTGCAGACCTTGTTACCGGACTTGCAAAGGGAATTACGGACGGCGGAGACGTTATTACAAAAGCTGTTTCGTGGATCGGCGACATTATAAAGGGATTTTTGCACTTTTCGCGCCCGGACGAGGGACCCTTGCGGGAGTACGAAAGCTGGATGCCGGATATGATCCAAGGCATGGCGGACGGCATCCGCAACAACGCTTACCTGCTGCAGGAAGCTGCCGCAGACCTTGGCGGAAAGCTGAAGATGCAGCTGCAGTACGATGTTGGCAGCGCAAACGGCTTTGCACAGGTGGCTACCAACTCCCGCACGGTGAGCATGGGCGGCATCAATGTCAACGTGTACCCCTCTGAGGGTATGGACGAGGAACGCTTTGCCCAGTACATTATTACACGACTTACACAGATGATCAACGAGGAGGCGGCAGCCAGTGGAGAAGTACCTGTATTTTAACGGGCACAGCAGCACCGAGTACTGCTGCCATATCGAGCACAAGCCCAGCATCCCGACCCCGAACCGCAAGTATGAGGAGTACGAAGTTGCAGGCCGGAATGGCA